TAGGTATAGAGGGTACAGGCCAGAAAGGGATCGTAGATTATATATTTGATTATGCCAAATTCTATAAGCCAACCCTCTTTACAATTGAAGATACAAGCATGTCCAAGCCTATCTTTCAGGCTATACGTGCAGAGATGAGACGAAGGAATGAGTTCATTATTCCTTTTAAAGAAGAGAAGCCAGGCACACGAATGAGTAAACGTGACAGGATACAGGAGATATTAGCCCAAAGGTTTGCAGTAGGTCAGGTTCATATTAAGAAGACTCAGTATGATCTGCATAGAGAGATAATGACTTTTGGGCCACGTATGTCACATGATGATACTATAGACGCTTTAGCTTACGCATGTAAATATGCACATCCACCTTCCAATATATCAGAATCAAAGGGTAACTGGCATAAGAATAAACCTAAAGCAAAATCATGGATAACCGCATAATGGGATTAATTTCATTAGTACCGACTAAAGAGTATAAGGAACATTTAAGTTTGAGAGAAGGGTTTAAAGGTCATGTCTACGCAGATAGTTTAGGCAAATTAACGGCTGGGACTGGGCATCTATTAACAGATGATGAACTTAAATATTATAAAGAGGGTGATATAGTAGATAAGAAAATTACTGATGCTTGGTTGGAAAAAGATTCTTCCAAGGCTTATTATTCTGCTCTTTCTCAAGCAAAGGAACTTGGTATATCAAATCAAAAGTTTATAAATTCTTTAGCATCAGTTAATTTTCAATTAGGAGGTGATTGGAATAAGAAATTTAAGGGGACATGGGCTGCTATGAAAAGTGGTGATTTTGATCTTGCTGCCAAGGAAACTATGTATAAAAAGCCTGATGAATTGGAATATGGGCCACCATCTATAGATCGTATGAGTAATTGGTATAAGCAGACTCCAAAAAGAGTGAAGGATTTTTCAGCAGCCTTAAAAGAATATGGTGATTTCAGGCAATTTTCGGATAGAGATAAAGAGGTAGTTCAATCAGCTAGAGGTGAATAAAGTGAAAGATGAAATGGCAAGAATGTTAGCTAAGTGGTTGTTTAAGGATTTTGGTCTCTTAATAGAGCCACCTACAGAAGATGAAATAGCAGTAAGTTTGGAGGAACATAATGAGTGATAATTTTACAAAGGATGTAAAAGAAGATTTTAAAAAGAGTAAGGGAGCGAGATACACCAGCTATATGCCTAGTGAAGCTAAACGAGATACTGTAGGTATAGACTTGGGAAAGATAACAGGTCAGTTTAAGCTTAATTTATGGGACCTTCTTAGGGATAGAATGGATAAATATTTATCAGGAAATAAATATTCTGAAGATAAATTTAAGAGTTTTTTAGAGGGTAGAAGTTTTAGGATTCCAATTGATCTTCCTAAAGATTATGGAATTGATCTTGATTTTAATAGGCCTTCTGAAGCTGGTGGAAGAGAATCTAGAATAACTCTAAAAAAGAACTTTTGAAAAAGGATGAGCTATTTCAAGCTGCCCGATGGCTTAATTTAATTATAGGCTTTATGCATTTATATTTGTATAGTATGGGTGGTGGCTATCATCTTTTAGGTATAGGAATAATTAATATTGGCGTATGGGTTTTTACAAGGAGAATGAACAAATGATTTATGTTATGGAATCTATTGCTCGCTCTTTGTTTATCAGGGGCATTAAAGTACGGTAATTATATTACCAATATCTGCCCTCAAGGGGGATATACATGCCCAACCATATGTGATGTAGATCACATACATTATAAAGAAAAGGAGTGTAAAGATGCCAAAAGTAGGAAAGAAAGAGTTCGATTATACAAAGAAAGGCAAGAAGGCTGCAAAGAAGCATTCCAAGAAGACTGGGAAGAAAATGAGTGAGAAGTATTAATAAGGGAGCATAAAGATGCCGAAACAAAATAAGAAAGTCGACCAGATACGACAGCTATTTAATTTATCAAATAGTGCTACAAGAAAGCAGTGGCAACAGATAAATCAGAAGGGTTATGATTTTGCCCATGATGAACAGTTAAAGCAGTCTGAGAAAGATTCCTTAGAAGAACAGGGAATGCCTACGTTCACTATTAATCGGATTCTTCCGGTAGTTGAAATGCTTAACTTCTATGCAACAGCTAATAATCCTAGATGGCAGGCTATAGGAGTTGAAGGTAGTGATTCTGATGTAGCAGCTGTATTTTCAGATCTTGCAGATTATGTCTGGTATAACTCTAATGGCTCTACCCTCTATAATAATGCTATAAATGATAGTGTTACAAAGGGTATAGGCTATCTTTTAATTACTGTAGATAAGGATGCTGATAATGGTTTAGGAGAGGTAGTTATACAACAACCAGAACCATTTGATGTCTTTATAGATCCAAAATCTAGAGATATGTTATTTAAGGATGCTTCTTATATAATGATTCGTAAAGTATTACCCAAGAGCCATCTACAGAAGTTGTTTCCTGATTTTAAACGTAAGATTTCTAATGCTAGTAGTGATGAGCAAACTCAATTAAACTATAGTGTTCGAGCTACTTCAGATGAAGATCAAAAACTTTTTGCATATAATGATTCTCAGGACTCTGGTCTTTCTATTAAAGCTGATGGAGAAGAAGATCAGTTAATAGAATTCTTTGAGGTATATGAAAAGATAAAGGTATCTTATATCAGTGTCTTTTATCGTATACCGCCTAATGAAGAACAATTACGAGCATTAAAGCAACAGGTTGATGTACAGATTAAAGAGATGCAAGCTGAAATGGAAGTTCAGTTAATAGAGCAAGAACGGCAAATGGCAGAAGCTGTACAAGAAGGTAAGATGCTTCCTGAGCGTTATGAGCTTGAATTAAAGAAAGCTCAAGATATGATGGCCCAGCAATTAGAAGTAGCTAGGCAGGAAAGTATGAGCCAATTACAAGCAGAAGCTAGTAAGATAGAGAATAAGATTGTTTCTGAAAAAGAATTTAAGATTCTAATGCAAGATCCTCAGATAGCAAAGAATGTAGTGGATCAAGTTCAATTCTATTCTACCAGAGTACAGCAAACCTGTGTTGCTGGTGATAAGTTGCTATATGTACAAATACTTCCAGACTCAATTACTGATTATCCTATAATTCCATTTCATTTTAAATGGACAGGGACTCCGTTTCCAATGAGTGCTGTAGCCCCTCTTATAGGTAAGCAACAAGAGATTAATAAGTCTCATCAAATTATGCTTCATAATGCATCATTAGGTAGTTCATTACGTTGGATGCATGAAGAGGGCTCTATTGATATGGATTATTGGGAGAAGTATTCATCTTCTCCTGGTGCTTTACTTCCTATTAGGCCTGGGACAACTCCTCCTACAGCGGTACTTCCAGCTCCACTTTCTAATGCCTTTTTTACAATAGTGCAGGAAGGCAAGAGTGACATGGAGTACTTAGCTGGTATATATAGCTCTATGATGGGAGATAGTTCAGGAGCAACTGAAACTTATAGGGGTATGTTGGCTTTAGATGAATATGGTACAAGACGAATAAAGCAGTGGATGAATACATCTATTGAGCCATCCTTACGTCAAGTAGGCAAGATGGTACTAGAGTTTTCTCAGAGTACTTATACAGCGTATAAGCGATTTAGGTTAATTCAACCTAATGCTATACAAGAAGGAAAATCAGAGGAAGTAAATATTCCTATCTATAATGATATGGGAGAAGCTATTGGTAAATCTATGGATATAAGTTCATTGAAGTTTGATGTACGTATTGTGCAGGGATCTACATTACCTGTTAATAGATGGGCATATCTTGAAGAAATGAAACAGCTATTACAATTAGGTGTAGTAGATGATATAGCTGTACTTGCCGAAACAGACATTAAGAATAAAGATAATATTGTAAAAAGGAAATCTCTATATGCACAACTTCAAGGACAAATACAACAATTATCCGAAGCTATTAAGGATAAAGAAGGTACTATTGAAACACTTGAAAGACAGTTAGTACAGGCTGGTATTAAACAAAAAGTAATGCAAGCTGATGTTGAGATAAATAAGAAGAAAGAAGAAGTAAAATCTCAAATGGGTAAAGAGTATGTAGAGACTGAGGGTAAACAGAAGTTATTACGTAATGTTATGGCTAATAATGTTGAGTCTCAGAAGCAGCAAGCAGGCAATATGTTACAGTCTGTAAAAAATAGTTTGGATAGTGAGAAGAGTAGTACTTAAACTATCCACGTTGACTTAACTCT